GCCGCCAATACCTCCAGCACCACCGGCTGCGCCAGCCGCACCGGGAGTACCCGCAGTGCCGCCAGTACCAATAGTTACCGTAACCACACTTCCTAAATCAGCAGCAGCATACGTTGCAGTAGCCATTGCGCCGCCGCCTCCAGAAGCTCCACCTTTAGCAACAACAGCAGTAGCCAATGAAGCGCCTGCACCACCACCGCCACCTGCCCCCCAAATTTTTACCATTACGGTTTTGGGTATAAACGAGGTCGGCTTAGTCCAAGTATTTGCGCCGATTGTTGTAAAAACCTGAACGTCAGTTGGGCCGCCAAGACCCTGAGTAACCAGTGTTCCAGCAGCGTTAATGCGGAAAAAATTATTTCCGTCAAAAATAACCGACTCGTGTGAAGAAAGCGTCCCGCTCCACAAAGTTATGGACGCTGAGCCGTCAGTTTGAATAAAAGTAATAACGTTGGTGACTGAAGCGCTCTCGTTGTACACGCTCATAAACTTCACGCTACGTTGAGTAGAGGATGCGGGCGAACCAACTAAATCTGTTGTGGTTGCGGTTGCCACAGAACCAATAAGAGTGCGTCCGGGTGTTGTTGCGCTGGTTGTGTTGTCCACCCAGTCAGCAGACATATCCACAGAACCAGCCGCAGTAGTTACAACCTGAATTTTGTCTGATGTTGACGTTAGTAGTAGCATGGTTTTCCTTAGCTAAAAAACATATTTTGAAGATAAACCTGCGTAGATGTTAACGCTGCTATTGCCGTATTGGTAACGCTTGTGATCTGACCTTGTGCGTTAACTGCAAATACTGGGACTGATGATGCTGAACCGTAAGTGGAGGCAGTCACGCCTGTGTTGGCAATATTAAATGTGAAGCTTGGCGATTCATTTAACCCTGTACCCGCTGTATAGGTAATTGGTGCGGCAAACTGTTGAAAAACAATTGCTGTTGTGCCAATCGTTATTGGTGGAGGGGTTTGTTGCACCCAAGCTGTGTTTACGTTAGCTGTTCCGCTAGTGACAAGAAAGAAGTCTCCCTCGTCAATCTGGTTAACACCAGTGCCAACAGTATTGAAATCAGTTGCTCGGGTCAGAATGTAGGGTGTTCCAGCAGTGCCAACTTGTGTAACAACATATACGCCGTTGTTTGCTTGTGCAACTTCATTTTTTACAAGTATTCGATTTCCAACAATAGTAAGAGTTGAATCTACAGACAAAGCGCCATTGGTGGTTGCTGTAAGAGTTGCCCCCACCCCAGATGTGCCGTTGTTGTAGGTGTTTGTTGGCAAAGCCGAAGTAGTTGCCAAATCCACTGCTTCATGGAAGTGAATACCAGATGCAATGGCATCAGCGTATTGCTTGTTGACAATGTCTGTGTTGTTAGTTGGAATGGTAGATATTGTGCCTGTTGTCAGTGCCACAGATGTCAGGTTTGTATTTGCCCCACTTGTTGCAAATCCAGTGATTGCGCCACCAAGGGTTAAGTTTCCTGAACTTGTGACCGTACCACTTAGGGTCAATCCACTGACTGTGCCTGTGCCGCCAACGGATGTAACGGTTCCTGACCCTTTATTGTTAAATGTAGTCCAATCAGTAGAAGTCAAATAGCCATTTACTGATGTAGTAGCCGCCGCCATGCTAATTGCAGGAGTTGCACCACCACTTGAAACTACTGGAGCAGTCCCCGTTACAGATGTAACTGTCCCCAAGCCAGTAACGCCGGTGATAGAGCCGCCGGTGATAGCCACATTGTTGGCGTCTTGCTCAGCCATCGTACCCACACCAGTTAGCGTGTGCGTAGCATCCCAAGCCGTTGCGCCAGCCGCGCTGAACGAACTGTCGGACGGCGTGGAATGCGTAACTGATACGGTCATGCTAAATATTTGAGTTTGTAAATTGTGCGAAGATAAATCTCAACAATGTTGTCAATCAATTGTTGCAATGACGTATCGTTTTTGTCGCAAATTTCATATCTGCCTTTTTCAATTTGCTTGAGTGAATCTTCCAAAAATTCAATGACGTTGGTTGTTTTTTTAGCAGAATGTAAGGTAATTGGGCCAATCAAACCATGTCGGCCTTGGTAGGTTTCAGCAAAATCATCCGCCGCACCAACAATGCGGTCATAAAAAATGTTAAGTGCTTTGTGTTTGCTGAAATTGCGGGTGTTTAAGTGAACGCTGTGCGTCACGTCGCGCGCTAAAAACAGCAACCCTACAAAGTCAGCGGCTTTCATTGTTGCATCCCTTCAGGCGGCAGCATCATTTCTTCTTGCATTGGTTCTTCACGCATCTCAGGCATTTGATTCATCATGCTTTGCGATTCCATTGCCGCAGCAACTACGCCCATAGCAATGTCTTGGATTTGCTCTTCTGTCATACCAGCTTGCACAGCCGAAATACGCTGTGTTTCGGCCTGATACGCCTTAATTTCAGCTTCAAAATCTTTGCGTTGCATGTCTTGCGCTTCGATGGATTTACCCACGTTTTGCAGCATTTGATGCAGTTGATCCAATTCTTGGCCCATGGCTTGAATTTGTTGCTCGGCAGCTTGCAACTCGGGCGGCTTGTCGCCGTCTTCCATAAGTTTGGGGTCGATGGTTTTGGCAAACCGCTTGGCCATCTCTTGAGCACCTGGCCAGTCCATGTTTTTGACAAACAAGTCGCCAGCCACAGCCCACAAGCTTGGGTTGCCTTGCAGCAACTGGGCCATAGCTTCCAAAGCTTCTTGGCGCTTGGTTGCGTAGCCTGGGCCTGTCGCCACCACCACGTCATACTTGCCGACGTTGGGGTTGTAGATCTTGTCGATCACAATGTCGTCTTGCATAATCTTCTTGACCGGCTCTTCCTGAGATGGGTCAATCTTGACCATCTTGGTTTCGCCGTCCAAGCCAATAATGCGGGCCACGCGCTGGGTGTCGTAAATCTTGGGAATCAAGTCCACCAACTGACGCACGATGTGACGCACACCACGGGCCAAGTTGTCGCCGTAGTGGTAAGTACCTACGTCGCCTTCGCGTTGACGCGCAAGAATTGCTTTTCCTGAGCGTTCGTTTGAGCCCATGCCCAAAGATGCGTTGTATTGGCCAGTTGACGACTTGATGTCCTCAGACGCGCCAGCTTTAGCTTGCAACAGCCCGCTGGAGGCCATTGGAGGCTGTGCACGGGCTGGCAGCGGCAACATATTGCCGGAACCGTCTGTGACGTCTGGATTGACCTCCAGATACGGCCAGTTGTTGGTATTGGCAGTCTTCCACTGGTTCTCATACCCTTCAAACTGGCCACCGTAGCCAATAAACGGCGCTTTGGGGGCCAAAGCCAGCATCTCTGCTTCTTGACTTACCCAGTAGTTGTACATGCGCTGAGCGTCCTTGGCGTTACGCACCAAGCCCGACACATACAAGCGGCCATCGACTTCAAACTCATTGCCGACAATGCGGACTACGGGGATGTATTTCCCCGCCCAATCGCGCTCTTCAAGAATTTCATAGCCGTTGATCTTGCAATATTTAATCTTGACACGATCCGACTCACGACTTCTTTTAGGCTTGCCATAAATTTCTTTCAGTTGTCTGTCCTCTGGGGTGCCTTCAAATGCGGTCACATTGCCAGGGTACAGGTTAAGCGTTGCGCGGTCGTAGTCCAGATAATAGTAATCGGCCACGCGAATAGTGTCTTCAGTGAGCCATTGGCTCAAATTCTGATCACCCACACCCAGTGTTTGCAGTGTGGTGATGGGCGCAGAGTCAGGGTACATGCGCTCGTAGTCGTCGCGGGAAATGTCTTCAGTGACAAAACACCACTTAGCGTCTGCGCCTGTTGGGTCTTGAATCGTTGGATCCATGTAAACCGAAAAGCTGTTGCGTACGCGGCCAATCTTGATGTCTTGATCGAATGTGTTCTCGTCGCAGTATTCGGTCAGAATGCGGATGTAACCTTCGCCGTAGGAGACTTGGTTTTCACAGGCCGTGTCGTAAGCGACATCGGCGTCGCTAATGTATTCAATGTGTCTGACCATTCCATTGAAGATTTCTGCAACTTCAATGTCTGCGTGGTCGTCGGCTGGAATAACTTTGCCACTTGGGCGGTTTTGCCTTTGGTCATTGGTGACCTGCCTTACATGCTGAGGAAGTTTGTTGACCGTCAGACACGGCCTAGCGTTGATTGTTTGACCCTGCACCGCGCCACGTGTGGCCAGTACATCCGCAGGCCACTGCCAGTGGTTGTCGGGCGAACCTGCGTAGAACTTCAGGTCGTCAATTTCATCTTCACGGGACTCAGACAAAGCAGCAATTGCCATGTCCAAACGCGAGCGAGCAGTCGCCAAGACACTGGACGTGGTGTCCTTTTGCTTGCCGCCGTTGGCCACAGCACCAGCTGCGGCGATGCCTGTGTAATCCATTATTTTTTCTTCGCAGTTTTAGCTGACTCTTTGAACGCCTTGGCCGTGGGCGCGCCAGCAGTGCCAGGCTTTCGCATTTTTTCGCCCGAGCCTTCTTTAATGCGCTCGCGTTTTGCGTGAATGTTTGCGTAGAGTCCAGGTTTCATGATCCCATCCATCCAGTTGCTACGGCACGTTGGCCCGAGTATACCTTGCGTGTGGCCTCAGTGTACTCCCGATGCGCCACAGGAAACGCAAATGTAACAGCAATCGCGTCCGCCGCGTCAGGTGACGCCAATCCACGCGCCTTCATGTCTTTTTTGCTTTCCAAGAAAATTGTTCCACGTGAATCAGGCTTCATCATAGGCGAAATTAAATCAGTCTTCAAGAACCGATCGTTAGGAATGGCGGCGCTTTTCAGCCACTCGCGCATCTTGCCCCACATCTCCGCCCGCTTGT